CCAACTTTTTCACGTGGGAAGTCTTCACCCAATGTGCGAAGTGCGCCATCTTTGGATTCAAGTCCCAAAGCCATTTTGGCTTGTACTTCGTTAAGTTTAATAAGAACGTCAATTGGCAGTGGTTCAGGCCAATGTGTTTGAGTGCGATATGTAAGAGGATCAGCTGGATCTAGCTGTGAAAGCTGATCTTGTTCTGGTGGTTCCCCCAAGGTCGGGTTATACATGAGGGTTTCAGGCTCAAACACCGCACAGGTACGAATGATTAATTCGTTAATCTTTTCCAGGCCCTTAGTAAAGTGAATACGCTTCATGTTGAAGCGGTTCATCATTGGCTGGTACTGGATAGAAAGTGCTACACCAGATGTATTTGATACTGGCTGGAACTGACCTAATGCTGTTTCAGGTACACCCGTAATTTCGTGCATTGCTTTCTTTAGGAAGCCAATATACTCAATTGCTCCAGCCATTTCACCACGGGATTCAAGGTTGTACACGTGGGCGTCTTTTGGCAAGCCAGCCCAAACTTTCTTAGGACCACGTTCTAATTGGCTTGCTTTGGCGCCAGTAATAATGGTTACTGGTGCTGCATGGTAGTTAATGATGTCAGAGATTTCAGTCATCTTTTCGTTCATTTCACGGTTAAGTGGAATGATGTCCCAGATGTCTGATTGGCCCCAAGGTGACGAAGAGATTGTCATGTTAGGAATGTGCACAATAGGAATAATGCCTAGTGGATTTTCGTATTGGTCAATTAACTCATCATTGATGTACTGCTCAATTGAGTCGTCAGTCAAAATTTCAGTAAAGGTGTAAACCTGACGGGTGCCTTCAGGGCTTGTACCCCAGAAACGGTACTTTAACTTAAACCTAAGAATACGGTCACGGTCGTGAGGGTGGTACTCGGGGAAACAATGGGACGGGTTTATAGGGATAACACGTACACGGCCTTCGTGGTACATCCCAGCTGAGTCTTCATAAGGCTCTTCATAAGCCACTTTAACAAAGCAGTCACCAGTAACACTTGCAAGCTGGCCCATTTCCCAAAGAACGTAATGCTTTGAGTTATCTTGTTCCCAAACTTTATGCAAAAGGTGCGGGATAATGGCAGCATTTTGCTCTGGCACTTTCCATTGAATACCCTTACCAAAACAAAAGTTTGTAATGTAATCCGACATTGTACGGATGTAGTTAAGGGTGATGTTTTGTTCACCCATCTCACGACGGTATGACCAGTGGTGACCCAGATACCAGGCCCAACACGTTGAGTAACGGTTAAGGCGTGGACCATGGACTTCAAACTCTTCGTCGGCTAACTCCACCAACCCAAGAGGGGAGATGGCAACAGTAAGGTCGCTAGATGAAGCGCGATAACTTGGTGACCAGAAATCAATCGGCATTAGACCTTGCCCTGTTTTGTCGTTTAGGTTTACTTATATTATCAGGAATATCAACGTATGTTATGGATTTAACCATTCCAGACGGTATATGCATCATGTTGCTGTACATGTCTGTTTTAGTTTTAAACAAACAGAACGTTGAAACCATTGTTATATAACCTTCTTGTAACCCCTCAAGAACCCAACCAACAGTAACTGGAAGTGCTGGATCAAATTCATATTCGTCTTTGTATATCCATGTACCATCGCTATCAAAAGCGTCAATCCATTCAACGACAGCAAATTTGTACGGGTAGGTCATAATGACATTGTACTAGTTATGATTTGTACAATTTACCATGGTACATAGCGCATCCGCTATGGAACGGGACCTGCTCATACCAGAACTCACCCTCACCAGGTTGGTAGGTAACAACAGCAATTCCTTGCTGCCAGTCTTCCACAATGGTCATAGGTCGACCGTCCAGGTCGAGCGCCCCTTTGGTGCTTGGGACGGCCCCGTCACAGCGGGCCAGCGTACCAGGGGATGCGGCCATGATGGTCTTTGCGCCATCCCAATCGTCACGGGACCGTTCAGCCCATTCACGCCTGTGGATGTGTCCGTAAATGACAGACGTTTTTTCTGAGCCAAGGTAGGCATGCGCTGTAGACCCGTTACTCCGTACTTTTGTGCCGTGGATGACCCTGAGCCTTTGGTTGATCCAAAATTGTCCAGCTGGATAGCCCGGTACAAACTCCACGCCAAAATCATCGAAGCGGCAGAGATAAGGGATACTAAGTACAGGCCAGCTTTCAGGGGTGTTACCCCTCTTGAGGCCAAACGAAGCTTTCGCATTATCGAGTACATAATTAACTAACCTTTCCTCATGGTTTCCAGCCAACCAGACAATACGTGCCTGAGGGGCGATTGCTCGGAGTTGTGCACACAGCGTAGTTGCCCTGTCAATGGCAGCTTGGGTAGTAAGGGCATAACTTGGACTCAATCTGTATTTACCAAACTCAGGAAAGTCTAGGTTGTCACCAACCATGACAATTAGGTCAGGGTTAACTGACTTAATAATTGCCATAGAAATTTCTAGGGCACTTTCATCTTGAGTAGGAACCAAAGTTCCGTTTGCATCTCGGAAGTAACCAATTTGCATGTCTGGGAGGATTACACACTTTTGGTAATCATTTGCAACACTTGGCTTAACCTTTACAACTGGAAGCTTTACTGAAGGCCCCTGTTGGATTACAGGCCATTGTGGGCCGCTCTCAAAGGCTGGAGAGAACTGGATGCCCATTAGGTCATGGATCTCAGCTTCGCCAGCTTCGTTCTTTGTAAGTGACTGGTACAGGGAGACTTTCTTTACACCTCCAATTTCGTCAACATCAATATCGTTGCGCTTTAAAAGCTCAGCAATTCTTCCTAATGCGTACTTGGTGTTACCTAAGTCTTTGGCCAGGTCACTCACATCTACACCTCTTTGCTACGTGTCTTGCAACGGTACTTGAACTTATGTCATATTTGTGTTTACGAAGAACATCCGTAAGCCATTCGCAAGAATAGACCTTAGACCTTCCTGAACCAGCATCATGCCTGATCATCTCAATGGCTTTATCCAAAGCTTCAGCAGCTTCTTCATCCATTTGAGTACGGATCTTAGTTAGCCCACAATCTAATTTAGAATCATGAGTTTTAGGCGACACCAGGTCATCAACCAGTGATGACTTTTGCTCCATGTTGTGCTCCTGACGGTGACTTAATTAAGCAGCTTTAGTGCTTCCGTCAGTATACACGTTATTGCTTTTGTTTGTGCGGTTAATGTGCTTTTTAACCTTATTCATAAGATTTACTAGTTCTTCTTCATCAGCAAAGCCACGTACAGAAACACGTGAAAGATAGTTAAGAATTGAGTGGTAATCGTTGGCGTTCATAGCGTCTCCTGAGTTGTTGAGACATGCACTCTACCAAAGACTTTTGATTACGGGATACAAAAAGGACGGGGAATTACCCCCGTCCTTTCTCCCTAGTGTAAGCAAGAAGCTTACAGATAGGCGCGATCAGTCGTAGACGACTGTCGGATTCGGGCGCTTAGCGTAGCCACCCGATCCATAGGCATACTCAAAGGTAGGCATGCCTTCACCAGACATTGTTCCTTGAACAAAGTCACCAAGCATTGCTGGGGCTTCAATCCAAGACGACGAGCCAACATGAGCGCGCTCACGCATGGTTTCTTCGGCGTACTTGTAGAACATTTCGGGGTTGTTGTGGTTGTTCCGGCCAGGTGACGGAGCTGTGTCTTCGTAGGCACCTACACCAAAGTCGTACGGGACGTCGGTGTCAGTTGCAATACCTTCTTCAAAACGAAGCGGTCCACGGTTGCCAGGGACACTAGGGGCGTAAGTACGCTCAAAAGTTGTCATTCCGGTTTCTGGGAACATGGGGTTGGGAGCTACCTGCATATGTATCCTCCTAAGGAATACTTATTTCTTTTTTTAAATATTACCACTTTTTATCACCGTCCGAAGAAAGGTGATTCACTAACAGTGATAGTAGGCATTGTATCAGTTACAGATAGGGAGCATGCGATGGCCAGGGAGTCTGGGTAGTCGTCAAAAGCCCCACGTTCGTCTGGGGCTGCTGCTAATAGATAAGGTCCTCGGTAGACCTTTTCTAGGTCAGACATCTGCTGGTTAAACTTCTTCCAGTTTCTGGTACGCCTTGCCTTAGAGTGCCCTGGAACAACCAACTGATTACGTTGGATTAACTCAGTTAAATGAACCCAACGCTCATTTTGAGTCTTAGCATCAGACGACACGGCTGTAACCTCGATATGAGGTAACAAGATCTGTAGACGTTCTGTAACAGCTCCACCTACACCCTGAGCGTCAATGCCTACTCTGTAAACATCGTAGTTACGTAAAAAGTCAACAATCTCAAAGTACTGCTGTTCCCACTCTGTGTTGTTGATCTCTAGCCAGTTGAGGATTCTGTGTTCGTAAAAACCAAACCCATCTGGGTGATCCCAGTCAACCCATACTGCTGTTACAACAGTTGAGTCATTAGTACGAGCAACGTCAATACCAGCCACAATAGGGGTACGCCACCATTGTTTAACCAGAGGCATGGATGCGTCGTACATTTGAGATAGGCGTTCGTCAGTAACAAACATACCTTTTTCTAATATCCACTTATTACAGTAAGACATCTGGAACTCGTCAGAGTCTTCGCCAATGCGCACTTTTTCTTTAGAAATGAACTTGGCGTAGTTGTCGTTGTACTTTGAAGCTACGCGATGGTCATACTCAAAGTGAGCCTGACGGTGGTTACGCTTCCCATTGATATCTCGTCTTTTGTTGTACTGAATCATCTTATAGAAATAAGACTTATTCCTAGTAGCGGTTCCAGTAAGAACAATTGAGCCGTTGTTGAACGCCAACATTGGTTTGATTGACTTTGCAATCATAAATTCATCAGCTTCTTGAGCTTCGTCAATCATGACAAAGTGGTAGGTCTTAGATTCAATCTTGGCCTTAGGGTTACAAGTTTGCATACGGCAGAGCGACCCAGAGTGCTTGAGGCTGATGATACGGCCCTTACCACGTGACCCACCTGATGTAGCTTTGTCATCAATCTCTGGATCAAGCAGGAAGTCCATAGCGTGTTCACTGGTTAGTTTGTTAACAATGCGGCTAAAAACAGTGTCTGCTTGGTCTTCAACAGGGGCAAAAACACCACACCAGAAACCTTTTTCAAACTTGCCTAACCACGTTGGGTATACCTTTGAAAGCTTAGGCAATATAACCATCATAGAAGCCATAACATTAGAAAGAACCTCAGACTTACCTGACTGACGGGTAGCCACTAGGGTCATTTCTTCACCATCACCAAGGACAATTGATTCAATAATTCTGTAAGCAATTGGTACTTGATATGGGAATAGTTTGATATTACAAAATTCTTCTGTAAACAAAATCAGTTTTAAAACTAGCTGGTCAACAAACTCTGCAGAAGTTTCATCTAACTCATTAGAGTCATCAAGTCCCTGCTCTTGTTCTTCATTAAGTTGCTCTTCAATTGATGTTTCATTTATCACTTCTGGACTGCAATTCTTTCCAGATCTCATCCAGCATTGTGATTGCTTGTGAAACTTCATCTGGCGCGTCTTTATAACGCCAGGAGTCATAAGCTTCACCAAGATGCATAATGGTGGTATTAAACCAGTTCTTTAGCTGTTGGGTTTCCATGTTAGAAACACGGGGGATAGAAGAACCTTTGAATTTTTCTTCAGCTTGTTTTTTCATGAACAGTTTCATTACCAGTCTCCGATTTCCCCAGGTGGTGTATCCATTATGCGGCCCTGCACAGCGTACAGCAAGCCTTCTTCATCTGCAAGAGTTTTGGGTGAGGCACACAATCCAATTTGGAAAACGTACTTTTTAATGCGTATCTGAATACCCTTACCAGTTGCCCATGGGGCAGAGGTTTGGCGCATGAAAGCAGTTGACAATACTTTGTCTTTTGATGTTCCTGTGTCCCTTAATATCCAATAAACTTTCCCAATTTTATACAAACTATTTAAATACATCTTTTTTGCCACGTTTTTTGCTCTTAACTGTTGATTTTTTGACCCTTGGTGGTGGGGGTGTAACAACGTCTCTTGGAGAAGTCCAAGATAGGTTGAATAGCCAATACTCTTCTTCTGGGTGAAGTTCAGTATACCTAGTTCTATCTCCTTCTGAATATAGCCTACCAACGCCAGCACTTCTAACTGATCTTCCAAATGAGTTTGAATTTCTTATGGCATTCCACAGCTCCCTGGATACACCAGAAAATACATACAAAGTTCCAGTAGTGGTTTGGGACTTAGATGGCCTTGCAAATGCAACAAGTAAATCACCAACTACAGAAAGTAAAGTTATGTCTGTTTTTTCTGGCAGTCCTTTTAAAAGTGGATCAGCTAACTCTGTCATTGCAACTTCTTCCATGCCAGTTGGAATCCACTGCATGGCTTGTACTGCTGTTGACTGAATTGCTTTTGCAGCACCATAATATTCTGGGTAAAGGTCAGGGCGGTGTGTTTCTCTTTTACCTTTTGTAGACTGCTCAATAAAGTCTAAAACCTCAGGTTCAGGTAGTTTGGGTTTTTCAACCTCTTTAGGTTCTTCAATTGTAGGTTCTTCAAAGTCATCTGAAGGTGAAGTATCAGTCCAGTCGTACTCTGGCTCTTCTGCTTCTATGAGGGCTTCGTCGTATGCGCGTTCTTCTTCAGAACGAAATAGTTGTTCGCGCCTACCACTCTCTTCAAAAAGCCTTTGGGCCTCTTGTTCTCTTTGAATAATTCCTTCTAGCGCGCCAGTTAGGTCTACTTTTTTAGACGCCACTTGTACTCCTTATAATCAGGTTTTAATAATATAGTTAAGAACTATATAAGGTTGCAAGTTGTTATGCGCGCTACCGCCACCAGTGTTATTGTCAACAGTTACTGTGTGAACGTGGTTTGGCGTTGGGTGAGTATGGCTTTGAAGGGAGTGAGAGTGCCCAACACTTGCTGTAGACGTTCCACCTGGATCTGCTACTGCAGTAGTTATAGTAGAGGTGTTATATGGTCCATAAACATTTAAACCTTGAGAACCAGCCAAAATATAGGCGTCACCACCACCTGTTTGGCGCACAACAGCTGTGCCATTTGTAACTGTGTGGCTATGTGTATCAGTAATATCATGGCTATGGGTTACACTTTGATCACCAGTACTTGCTGTAGCACTTGCAGTGGCTGTGCCCGCTCCAGAAGATGTCCACGTTAAACCATGGCTGTGCGCAGCAAGTTGTGCGCTAGTTAGTGTATGGGTTTCTGCACCACCGGTGGCACCAAGGGTAGCAAAAGTGCCAGAGGCATTCTTACCTACTGGAACTCGCGTCTGTAGGTTTGGAAGATAGTAAGTAGTACCTGAAGAAGTTCCGTAAGTATTACCTACTACAGTAGCGAGTGCTCCATAAACTAAACTTGAAAATGAAGCGCCATTACATAGTAAGTAACCAGCAGGTGCAGTAGCGCCCGCATACTGTTGGATTACACCTGGTGGTACTACTTGTTTCCATGCAACACCACCAGCAGACGCGCTGGAATCAGCAACTAGTGACTTACCATCTGTAATATCTGAGGAGGTACTTGTTGGAAGAGAAACCCTGGTATAAACATTGTCAGATTGACCAACCAACAAGTCACCTTTAGCATTAATACTTGAAGAGGTTAGAACAACGCTTGTGTTTAGCTCAAGTTCAACTACACCACTAAAACCAGCAGATGCTGCATTTCCATAACCAGTTGTGCTTGGTCCATATTGCAAACCAGTACCAGCAATGACAGACACAATGTCACCCGCTGCTGCAACTGCAAGGGTATTCCACGTTTTTACACCATCACCAAACTTAATGAGCTTGTTTGTACTTTCGTAACCAAGTTCACCAAGTGCAAGGATGGGGTTTGACGTAGACCACTCTGTAGCAGTACCACGCCTAAATTGAATTCTAACAGCCATTAAGGGCTCCTTATCAGCCGAACATCTTCTTCCATGTTACAGGACCGACGGAGCCGTCTGCAGTAAGGCCATGGGATTTCTGCCATGCTTTGAGTGAAGCAACAGACTTGGGGCCAAAATCGCCATCTGCTTTTGCTCCAATGACTGCCTGAACAAGAGCAGCACTTGGTCCCTTAGAGCCAAGGGCAACAGGAGTGCCTGGATAATTAAACTTTAAACTCCCGCCAGCAGGTGCTGGAGCAATCTGTGCTGAACTATCAGGAGAAGCATCACCGAGGGCATACTGCCAGTGCCATGCCTCAAACTCTTTAGAAGCAGGGTTGTCTCCTTGAAGGTAGAAACCATACTTGGGGGCGTTAGCGCACAACCAATCAAAACAAGCCCCACCCATTGAGGTAAGTTTGCCATTGACATCGTAACCAAGGTCAATTGCAAGACCCCAGCCATGATTAGAACCCTTAAGACCAGTTGGGTCGGGGGCAGCTGACGGGGCTTTGCCCTTCTTCAACCACCAGGTCTTACCGTCATACTGGCGGGTAACACCAGTGCCAGTATCAGTTGTTACATAACGATCCATAAACATGTACAACTGACCTTGGAATGAACGGTAGTCACCAATGTTTTTAAGTTTGAAACCTGCGGCAAGGGCAGCATCGTACATCTTGTTGAATTGTGCAGCAGCAACATGGTACATCTTGCCTCCAGATTTAACTGGCACTAATAAAGATTCGGGTAATTGACCATTTTTATGCTTAGTAAGTGCTGTTGGTACAACTAGTTTAATAAAAGGAAGGCTCATTTGTTACCCTTACCAAATGCGGTATCGTTGGGGTTAAGAAACCGGATAACCACAGGCAAAGCCGCAGCCCAGAGGGCATTTAACGTCAACTTCCAGTCCTGCGTAGCTGTGTAGGTAGCAACTGCTGCTCCCAATACACTTCGGGCGTATGATGCAATTAAAGCTTTGTTTTGTTTTGTAAGGTACATGTGAACAATCACTCTTCCTCCTGGTTATCAGGCATATTGGGGGATTTCTGTATAGCATCAATTGTAGCTTCTAGGACTGCAATACGCTGGGCCTGCTGTGAAATCTGGTTTACGAGTGATTCAACTACTTTATTAACATCTAATTGAATATTGGACATTTTATTCTCCTTAATTATGCGAGCGAGTCGTGCTCTGTGGCAATGGCAGTGTGGGCAGATTCAATAATCTCAAGGTTACTAATGAACTGAGCGACTTGGGCATCTTTTGCTTCATTTTCAGGAAGGCTTTGTGCCACCAACAATGCGGTTTCGTTGCTCAAATACTCTTGTTCCAACTGGTTAAGGCGCGAAGCCAAAGCCTGCTTTTTGCCTTCTACGGGGTCAAGCGTTCTGAATTCCATTTTGTTTCTCCTGTGCTAGGTAGGTTTGATAGTTTCTGGTTGCTAATTTATCACATGCGCCTCGTGGTTTGTGCAACCTAAAGAACAAGGCAAGGTTAGAAACCTTTTCGTGAAAATCAATAGTCATTTTTACTGTATATCCTCAAAAGTTTCTTGTACTTCAATTATCGGCGCTTGCCAAACACCATCAACGAGTGTCCAACCCGGGGAAACGAACACATCTGAAACTTCATCGTACAGGTCACCGATACCGGCATACTTGCCACGAATAGTGCTGTTGTAGGAAGTACGAACACACCTCACCCCACGAAAATTGCTGTACCACTGTTCAGGTGGCAAACCTTCAATGAGTTCGTTCTCATCAATGCCGACGATTACTTCGGTCACCATATTGTTTTCGTCTATGAACGCATAGTGGGCCATTATGTGAAACTCACATTCCCTGTACCAGCAGTGATTGTCGTTACCTTAAACCCGCCTGAAGGTGCAGCGGTTGAACCTGTCAAACCTGCACCAATAGTGATGGTGTACGCATCAGAATATTTGAGGATCACAACACCTGAACCACCATTGCTCGGAGAGCCTGTGGTGGATGTCGGTTTATTGTTTGAACCACCACCACCGCCTCCTCCACCGCGGTTTGCTTCAGCATTAGTTGCTTGTGCAGTAAGAACACCAGCAGCACCCCCATCAGTTGCAGTTCCACCGCTACCATTGGCAAAGCATCCGCCTCCGCCTCCGCCAGAACGACCAACTGCCGTACCTGTAATTGATGACGAAACGCCTGCACCGCCTGCACCGCCATTGCCAGATGCAACACCGTTTGATCCAACTACTGACGCGCCACCGCCACCTCCAGCGGGCCAGTTGGGAGCAGTTGCATTACGACCGCCAGCGTAACCTTGATTCGCTGTTCCTGCACCGCCCGCTGTGCCACCGCTACCGCCACCAGCACCACCAGTCAAACCAGCCAGGTTATTTCGGCTACCACCACCACCACCGACCGAAGTGACAGCATTAAAAACACTATTAGTGCCTGATGAACCACTGACGCCAGTTTCTGTGCCTGAACCTTTAGCACCGCCTGCACCGACCGTGACTGTGTAGTCCGTACTTCTGAGTGCAGCAAAAACTGATTCTGCTGATGCGCCACCACCAGATGATTCACCAGTAACCGATGAACGATAACCGCCTCCGCCGCCACCGCCACCAGTTCCACCACCGCCACCACCGCCACCAGCGATCACAAGGTATTGAATCAGAAGTGGATTGTTTGATGAGGCCATGACACCAAGATTAAAACTAGGCACTCAAATCTCCGACAAGAACATAGGTATTTGATGCTGTGCACACCAATGTTGCCGCCGAATATCTAGCGCGCAACTTCAAACCAGGTGTTCCGTTCATTGTCACGCTAGACGCGCTGAATGTCACGCTGGTTGCGGCGCCGATCCACATGAAATCTATGCGTTGTCCAGCGGTCAAACCTAGTGAACTGTTGATGGTTACTGTTACGGCACCTGAAGTTGTGTCAATAGTCAGCAAGTCACCAAGATCGGCGCCTGTGGGTGTGTCTGTTGATGCTGTGATTGATCGTACAGTTTGTGTACCGACAAGGGCAACCGTTCCTGAAGCGTCAGGTAAAGTAATTGTTTTATCAGAACCAGTCGGGTCAGTAACAGCAAGTGTTGTTTCAAAGCCATTGGCAGTTGCGCCTTCAAAAACAACCGACCCTGTTAGGGCAATATTGCCTACGACATCTAGTTTTTCGGTTGGACTAGATGTACCAATGCCAATACGGTCATTGGTTGAATCAACATACAATGTTGATGGAGGACCAGTGGCGGTTCCTCCCGATGAATAAGCCCCACCCGTAGAACCATCAAATAACGAAAAATAGAATTGTGTGGAAGTGGCTACAGTTATGGTTGCCGTTCTATTAAACGAACTTGGTGTTATTCCAGTTACCGCAATAGTGTCGCCAGTAGCAAAACCATGAGGTGTCGTTGTGCTGTAGTTAGTTGTGCCAAATCCTGAAGAGTAACTGGCACTAGATATAGCGACTACTCCTGAACCTGCTTTTACTGTTTTTAATGTTGTAGTTCCAACAACATCTAATGCCGTATCGGGCGTGGTAGTACCAATACCAAGGTTGCCAGCCATATAGTTTTGAGCAGTACCACCCATGTATAGGTTGTAACGATTGGTACCACTAGCCAGGTTGCCCCAAAAACCATAAGCAGTAGTGACGGTTCCACTAAAGTTTGAGCCAAGACTGCTTGATGCAACAAATCCTGCGCTAGTGGAAAGCGTTGTGCCAGCACCAATTGCAGAAGGGTTAGCATGAAAATGCAATAGTTGAGTGTATGTGTTTGAACCTGCTGGAAGTGCTGGCAATGACCAAAAACCTTTATAATCCAACATTGTTGATGAGAGGGTTTGCCCTGATGCTATTCCTGAACCTAAAGCACTAGAATCTGTAGTGCCACCAATAATTAGTTGAGTCCCAGCAGAAGTACTGGCATTTACGCCCACTCTACCACTAGAGTCAATTTTGAACTCTGATGCTCCACTTGAGTCCTGAACATCAAGGAAATCACCTGATTGTGCTGCAGCACCTTTAATAACAAACGCTTTATCTCCAGCAGTTGTGTTGACAACTTGTGCCATAATGCCACTAGTTAGGGCTGCGCCGACACCTAGACGACCCGCCAAATAGTTAGGCGCAGTACCACTCATGTATAGGTTGAAGTTCTTGGCAGCATCAGCGGGAATGGCTCCCCAAAAACCAAGGTTGTTGCCAGTTGCGCCAATCAAAGACGATTCAGCAAGGAATCCGACTTGGGTTCCGATGCTTGAACCAGCACCAATAGTTCCCTGTTGGGCTTTGTAGTGAACTGCGGTTCCACAAGTAAAAGCGGCAACAGCAGTATTTACAAATGTATTAAAATAATTAGCACTATTTGTTGCGTCAGATTGAATCTGACCCGCACTAAAAAAACCTATTGGTGCTATTGAGCCAGTCATTGTTTTGGCTAAAACAAAACTACGCCCAGCAGCAGGTGTATTACTAATACCGATATTACCTACGGAGTCAACCTTGAACTGTGATGTTCCACCTGAGTTTTGAACATCAAAGAAGTCACCTGATTGTGATGCTGCGCCTCTAACAATAAATGCTTTATCAGCAGCAGTAGTGTTTGCCACTATTGCCATTGCACCACTAGTTAATGCTGCACCAACACCTAGACGACCACTCAAATAGTTTGGTGCAGAACCATTCATAAGAAGGTTAAAGCGACTAAAACCAGCAAGAGTATTTAAGTTCCCAATAAACCCGTAAGCGTTTGTTATCGTTCCTAAATCGTTGTTACCTAGATTAGATTCAGCAACAAACCCTGCAGATGTTGTAACAGTTGATCCTGTACCAACTCCTGCAAGAGTCGCATAAAAATGGTTAACAGTAGGAACAGTTGCAGAAGCAGCAACAGTTGGAGCAGTCCAAATCATGTCAGCCCTATTTGTTACAGTTGACTGGATCGCCCCACCTATAAATATTCCTTGAGAAAAAGCACTTCCCCCAATGTCTTTTACAAACCGCAATCCTATTTGAGCAAAACCAGCCCCCCCAATACCAAAGTTTCCATCAACTCTTAAAGCACTCAAAGTGCCAACCGTTGTCAAGTTTGCTAATGAAGTGAGTGTGGTGTTAGAACTTGCCGTAATGTTAGATGCAGTACCTGTAGTGTTTTGGTTGAGCGTAGGAATATCTGCAGCAACAATTGCTCTGAATGTAGGAACGCCAGCAGACCCGTTAGGTGCCGCTAAGACATAGTTGGCAGTCTTAGAAGCGTATGGGTTTTGTGTATCACCATAACTAGCCGCCAGAGAAACGGTAGCCGATGAACCCTCAGCAGGAGTATGCGCCACAGATACAGGACTTGTTCCAGAAATGCCCGACATGTAGTTACCTGTCGTATCTGTACCAAGGTCAATAGTGTCAGCGGTCCAAACTGTTCCACCAAATCTTAAATACTGCCCAGCAGTAGGAGGAGTCGTAGTTAAGTCAACATCATGAATTTCGTCTAACTCATAACCGTTTTGTGCACGGACATACAAAATACCGTTACCGTTGTTTGCCCGAACTACAACACCAATATATACAAGGTGATTAGGGGCATAAGGCTTAGTAGATGTAATTGTCCCAGCAGTTGCGCCCAAATATACGGTTTGACCAGCGGTAAAAGAACCCAAGGTACATCCCGTAACATAACCCTGGGTTACTACAGGACCACTAGCATTTGCGGCAATAGAAGCCGCAACTACGCCAAGTGTTTTTGCTGAGGTTGCGTCACTAGTATTGATTGCTCTTTTTACAGAAGCACGGTCACCCTGCTGTTGGTAAAGGTAAACAACTTCCCCAACATTAAGAGTTGTTGTCTCAGCATTTGAAACATAGGTAATAGTAGATGCATCATCATTAACCCAGTTAGTACCATCATAAATTAATGATTGGTATTTATATGGTGTTGTAATAATAACATCTGAAAGGTTGTCTAAAGTACCTACTGATGAACCACCAGCAGAAGCCGCCCCAAACTTAGTTCCATCATATTTAAGGACATCACCAGTAATGGCTCCTGCTGTATCAATTTCAATGCCCTTAACCTTAAGAGCCTTTAGAAAGTTAGACATTGTTGTCCTTTAATAACGGATTAAGCAAGAATAACGACTCGGTATTGGTTGGCAGTCGGAGCAGTTGCAAAAGAGACCGTCGTGGTAGTGCTGGTATTCACAACATCAGCATACATAACTTCTCCAGTAGATACTTCATACACAGACACAACAAGGTCAGCAGTACCCAAACCGTGTGTAAGGGCATAAGAAGTAGCACTTGTGGTGAGTGTTTCAGAGTGTTTTGTTTTGGTCCAAACAGGAGCAGATGCACCTGCTAGTAGGTGGTAGCCAGTTGTACCTAGTCCAAGGGTTGTAGTTGCTCCAGAGCCAGTCTGGTACACAATAGCACCAGCGGCACCGCCAGTAACATTGGTTGCAGTTGTGGCAGTTGATGAGTTACCCGTGTACTGAGTAGCAGATAGAACTTGCGTACCAGCAATCTTTAGGACTTTACCCGATGCAAGGTCAATGTGCTCTGAAGAAGTCCATGAGTCAGTAGCGTCAACCCAGTTCCAAGTCTTATCAGTAAGACCCTTAAGGGTAATACCACCACCATCTGCTGAGGCATCTAGTGCGTTACCATCTGCCAAAACAATGTTCTTATCATCAACACTCAGGGTGGTTGAGTTAATTGTGGTAGTTGTACCGTTTACGGTTAAGTTACCCGCAATTGTTACCGTACCTGCGGCATTACCAATGTTGACCGCAGTAGCGGCTCCACCAAAGTTAATAGTAGTAGCCGTAGTGTTAAGAAGGGCAAAAGTAGTACTGGAAGTAGTAATTGAGGTTACAAACGAAGGGCTGGTGTTAAAAACAAGGAAACCAGAACCAGTTTCATCTGAAAGAACTCCCGCTAGTTGTGCTGATGTAGTAGCAGCAAACTGAGCAAGTGTGTTTGTAGTTAGGGCCACATTGGAAATTGCGCCACTAGAACCATTAACCGTGGTTACACCAGTACTTGAAGTCAGATAGGTAGCAGTATCAATAGTCCAAGTACCTGAACCATTGGTCTTGAGGAAGCCTGCGGTACCAGTAAGGGCGGCAATAGCCGTAAGGTCAGCATCTGCTGGTTGCCAAGTTCCTGAACCACCAGACGAGAGTTCCACCCATGCAGAACCATTATGGTACTTCAGTTTGTTAAGTCCACCGTTGGTATCAAAATAGATACCGCCGGCCTTAGCATTAGCGGTAGGGGTAGTACCTAGGTTATGGATAACAGGATTTTGGAGTTCGTTACCATTTAAGTTGATGTTTATTAGAAACTTGGGCATTTAAACCTCACGACAAATAGGCTTTACCACCGAAAGAGGCGGTAAAGGACACAGAAAGTGTGTTTGTTGATATATATGTTACATCACCAATTACAACACTTTCCCCGCTGTCTACAATAGAAACTGCTGGGTAATAACCTAAATTATGATTTATTGTCCAAGTAGATGCTGCCGCACTTTGTATATGAATATAGCTACCTGAAACAGGTAGTACAAAATTAATAACTTGAGAAGGTGCTGTTCCTGTAATATTTACAGCGGCTGTACCTGTGGTTACATCTCCAATTGATAGGACATTAGGAGGGCCCGCTGGTCCTTGGTCAATCTTCTCAACTACCGACGTGTGTGGTACTCCAATTGTTACTGATGACCTGGGCTTTTGTGAGTTGACTTCTACAGTATTAGACCCATTTTTAACAATCTCAATAGAGCCTTTATCATCACTTACCTGTACTGTACCCATTACGCAGGCTTTGCAGATACTGAAGGTTCAATTACTAATGTTCCCTTGGTAAGCCTGCTCCAATCGCTTGCGCTGTCTTGCACAAAAATGTCAAAACTGTATTCACCAGCAGCAATTGGGTTGGTGTTAGACAAATGAACAATCAAACTTGCACCACTAGCAGGAGCAATGTAACCACGGCGGTTGGCTGTAAGGCCCTCAATTGTGGCTTCATTTGGAACCGTTGCGTACCAACGAAGATCCAGTACAGTAGTTCCAGCGGCATTCTTTGCCTGCATGTAGGCGTTCTGAACGGAAACAATTGCATTATTGGAGTCGCGCCAAGTAAATGTGCGGTAGAAGTCTTCTCCTTGACCGAGACGCAATTCCATATAATCAATCTCCTCAATGGGGGTAACAGTTCCTAATGGCGACACGTTAATTGTACCCTTTGCTACCGGGGTAGTCATTGTGGTAGCACCGTCTGGTGTTAATGGCGTCCTTCGTACTGTAGCAATTACATCAAATGTCAATAAACCTTCAGGTAGATCCTTGGTTTCTTCTTCTGACAATGAAATTGCAATGCCACCTTCAGTCGTAATGGCGGTTGTTAACTCAATACGGCCAATGTCACTGGTTTTGACTACGCCCCAAGCATCTGACGGAACAATAATGCGACGAGTTACACGATCTTTAACGATAATAAGACGTTCCCAAGGAAGTCCTTTAATAAGTGTGTATTTCACTTCATGAATCGTCATAGTACTATTCTAACTCATAAATGGCGCGGGTGGACCGCCCTCAGGCAGCCCACCCACTTGGAGTACTCTGAAGTTAATTATACACTCTTCTTACGTGGAGTGCGGGCTACAGGCTTTTCTAAATTAGTTACACGAGCGTCTAGACGATCAACCTTTTCGTCTACCCTATCTACTTTCCCATCCATACGGTCAAGTTTGGCTTCTACTCTTCCGAGTATTTTCATATTTTGACCATGTTGTTCTGTGTTGCGTTTGTCAAACCGACTCAGAAACCACATCACTGGTCCTCCAATCAGAGCCACAACAATAGGAATGTAAAGAGGTTCCATCACTCACCATCTTCTTTCTTACCAGAAGACATAGCACGACTAGCAGCCAGACCAGTGAGGGCGCCGCCAATGCTAAACATAAGAGGCTCAAGGATTTTAAGAAAAGCCGCATCATTAGGTGATTGCTCCGATGGTTGATAGACAAAAAGTAAAGAATAAAGTAGTGCACCAACACTACCTAGAAGAACACTTACTAAACAAATAATCACAACGGCTCGTGTCCTTGCTTCAATCTCCTCAGGGGAGAGGCGCTTACGTGGAGTAACCGGTCGTTGTGATCTGATTGGTTGGGTCATCTTCTGGGTTCCTATATCTATCAGAGCAGGCTGAAATACTTAACAGTAATAACAATAATACAACTTTTTTCATTATTAAGCTGTCCCTTCTTTCTCTGTTTGTCTAAGGTACTGTACGATATTAGGAAGTTAGAACAACAGATACTTCGTAGGTTTGTGGTGCGACCTTTTTAACAGCCGTGACACTTACACGCTTCCAACCTTCAGCTGCTGCTTGACGCATTGCTTGGGAGCGCGCGTCATGCAACATTGGGGTGTGGATGGTGTAAGTTACTAGCACTTGTTAAGTATATCAAAGCTGCTGTAGTATAAATTACGTTGAAATAGGAGAGTAGAATGCAGTTACTTGTATCAATGGTCACTTTTAATAGGCTTGAATACACAAAACGCACTATTGAAAGCTTTACAAACACAATTCAAGTTCCTCATTATTTTGTTATTTGTGATAACAACAGCACTGATGGCACGCGTGAATACTTAGAAAATTTATACCGTACTGGTGGTTGTGATCAGGTAATACTAAATCCCGATAATTACTATCCTGGTAAAGCCACAAATATAGGGTGGGAACAGGGTCTGCGCAGCTTTCCACAAGCAACACACCTAATGCGCTTAGATAACGACATGCATTTTGAAAATGGTTGGGATTTACTTGCAAAGAAATATTTTGAAACCATTCCTGAACTAGGTCAAGTTGGCTTGGATTTTGATGGTGGACAAGGTATACCTTGTATTGAATACAACGGTTTAGGGTTAAACCCATATCCGGGCAACGTAGGTGGCCCAAATATCATTAAAAGGGAATTATTTGATAAGGGCTTAAGGTACAGCGAAGCTAAATGGGACAAAGAAATTATTGAAAGCTTTGAAGACACTAATTTAAGTGTAAAAATACAAGAAATGGGCTATCTAATGGGCCATATGCAGGAAAGGTTAAGTTGGACCTTTGCTACCAAAGAAAATTGGCATGAATACAAGGAATATTATCTAGAAACAATGAAATCACGCGGTTTTTATAGTCATTATGAGTACCTTAATAACCTTCAGTAGGTGAAGCTATAGGTACTGGCCAAATATCTATTGGATTAAACTCTGGGCTTTGATAAATAGTCCCAATCCAAGATTCTGCATTGTGTCTTCGTTCATTTTTACATTCATCTAATAAATTTATGTGTTTGCCTGTTGCCCACCAGAAGTTTCCACCCCAAAATGGGTTTGGATTGTCAATATTGTTGTAATGAAAATGGCAACCAACTGTAGAAAACCCATTTCTTAGCTGTTCAACAGCAATTACCCATTCAACTACTAATTTTCTTGTCATTCCCATACGCCAAACATCCTGCAAATACCCTGCATTTGCAGCACCTTTAGTGTGGCAGTACAAAAATACATCATTTGGGTGGTCTTTTGCCTTTAACCAGAGTTGTTTTAGGGTAACTTGCTCCCAACCAGTAGTTTCATGAGCAACAATTGTGCAATCTACGTCTTCTTCGTTTAAAAAGTTGACTAAATTATTAAAGTTTTCATCAGAACCAACGCAGCCAATGTTAAAAGACTCGAGATTGTCGTACAAACCGTACTGTTTCAAGGCCCTTATATGCTCTTTGACTATTGGTTGCCAGTAACCATCTGCGTAGACGTGGTAAAAATGATGCAAATTTGGCATTTAAACAACTATTGGCGCCAAACAGACGGAGAGTGTGCGTCTTCTACTGCCAAACGATGCGACTCATCATT